ATCTACATGCCAATCATATTCACCTGTATTTTTGTGACTGTAGGTATTTACACTAACTGAATCATAATCATTAAAAGGATAAATAAAATAGCCAAACTTGTTTGCATTTATTTGATTAATTCTTTCAGAAATATCACATAAATACTTTTTTAAAAAACCGTAAGAACAAAAATCAACTGTTGATGTTTTTGTTGTATTAGCTGCTTGATCATGTCCTTTAAATGATTTACTTTTAATTATTTTATTTATATTTTTAATATCTGATTTAGAAAAAAAACTTGGCCATATCCAAAATTGTTCTCTCATATTTTTAACCTTATTTGTTTTAAATGATTTTTGTGAGACACAACAGGAGTTGTTCCATAAAAAAATAGTAAATGATTTATGTCTTCATTTATATTAGGTTGGTAAAATAAATATTTTAATTGTTTATTAGATATAAGTCCTATGCCATGTAAAACTAAAATAAAATTAGATTGATAAAATAATAATTTGTTTTCTTGAAAATCATTTTTATTCGGTAATCTAACTTTCCATATATCTAAATACTTTTGTAAAGTGTTTGGTATTTCAAATGGTTTATCTTTCCAAAAAACAGAATCTTTTTTATTGCACAAATAATGTAGGACAATGAAGTCCCTTATATTTTCTACGATTGTTTGCAGTCTCTTATTGTAAAAATTTATTGTTGCGTTGTTGTATTGTAATATATCTTCTGCCAACATAAAAGATTGTTTTATACTTGTGCCAATAGAGCTAGCTTCCATCGGTTCCATAAAATTAGAACTAAGACCTAAAGCACAACAATTATTTATCCAAGACATATCTAACCTACCTGGGTTAAATTTAATTTTTTTAGCAATGGTAATTGAGTGCCCTAAATATTGCTCGCATTCTTTTTTAGCTTGCGCTTCTGTAATATATTTATCGTTAAATATATATCCGTTTCCCCATCTTCCAAAGGTTGGTATTCTCCACATCCATCCAGCTGACATAGCTCTTGCTAAAGTATAGGGATTATATTCGTCAGTATCTTTGGTTGGAAATGCAATGGCAGAGTTCATGCACAAATATTTAGAATACGATATCCACTTTGCACCTAAACTAGATATTAGTAAACGTTTAAAACCAGTGCAGTCTATATAGAAATCAAAACTATATTTTTTCTTTTCTCCAACTAAAGATTTTATTTTATTTTTAACAGTGTTTACTTTTTTTATTTCGTCGTTTGTTATTTTAATTCCTCTTGATTTAGCAATGTTTGACAAGAATGTATTTAATTTAAACGTATTAAAATGATACTGATTTGGATAGTCTTTAGTTCCAACTTTGTTTTTCCATAAAAAAGGGACAGTCATATTTGCAAAGCTATATTTGTTTTTAATCATGTACCCGTAAGAATTTTCTATGTTTTCTAAATTATTATCTACAAAAAATTCAACTATGTCATTAACATCTAATTTATCATTATCATTATTACGAATAAATTTATTAGGTT